TATCAATCTTGCCAATGAATCCTTTATTTTATTCTTGCTTTCATCGTAATAAGTAGTCAATGACGCGAATAGCAAGCCAAAGGCAATGAAATGAGTGAATAATGAATATCCACGCGTAAATATTAACATCCATACTAATGCTGCTGTCGGACAACCCAAATCCCTTATTTTGGTATTGAACCATTTTCCTTTCATTCCGCCTAAACGGTATAGTATCAAACTCGCCATCGACAATATAAATGTCATTCATACCTCCTCGATAGGTGTATAAATAAAAAAAGCCCTGAAATATTCAGGACTGAATTCTTGCTTACATTTATTTTATCTATTCTCATCTTTTTTTATTTAGCTCTTGCGCCACAGATAATCTTATGTTTGTCAGATAGTTAAAATATATAGCAAAATTGAGATAATGTCAAGAATTATTTTGGATTTTTTGATAATGCTTGGAACTCTTGCTATACCATATTGAATTGAAATAGAAATCTAATGTAAAAATAAAAATAAGGATTTGAGAAAAGGGGAAAAAGATAGGCAGCATTGTGTGTAATGTAACGATCCGGGTAATAAAAAGTTAAAGAAGTGTAAAAGAATATGAGAAGTGGAGAGGTGGAAAATAGAGTTCGAAGCTGTATATGGTTGTGGTGGTACAGATTTCCAACATTTTTTTTTCTAACTTTTGCCATTATACCATATATATATAAATTGTCAAGCAATATTTAAAATATTCTAAAATATTTTAAAAGAAAATCATTGACAATATATATATATTTGCGATAATGATTCTAGAAAATTGTTCATTGACAATTTGGGACATTGGCAATTCGAAATTTTACAAAAATTTTAGGAGTAAAAAAAATGAGTAAAATTACCGAATTACTAAACAAAGCAAAGGAATTAAAAGCAAAGCAAGAAGAATTAAAGCAAGAAATGAGAAGACAAAAACAAATCATTGCGACAGAATATTCTGATTGCTTAAGCGAAGAAGATAAACAAAAACAAATTGCCGAAGCCAAAAGCATTTTAGAAAACGCAAACGCAAACGCAATAAAAGCAAAGAATACTTTTAAGCAATCAATGAAAGAAATCAAAGAAAGAGTTTCCTTTGCCAAAGAGATTTTAAACTTTGTCAATTACAAAACAGAAAATTCCTTGCCACGTAGAAAACAAGAATGGATTTTCGTTGATAAGCAGATGATTTTCAAACGAATTGGAATAAATGACATCACAATTGATGTTAGCAATGCCGATTGGAAAAAAATTTTTAAAGCAGAATTGAAAAAGCAAGGAATAAACGGAGATAATCGCGTTGCTGATAACATCGTTTATGAAGCAGGGTTACTATGGGACACAAAAAAAACACAAATTAAAGCATAAACTTTTAAAAGTTTTGAATTGCCAATATACCCAATTGTTTTAAAAATGTGAGTAAATTGTGAGTAAGCTGTGGATAAATGAATTCACAGCTGTGAGTAAATTGTGAGTAAGCTGTGGATAAATGAATTCACAGCTGTGGATAAGCTGTGGATAAGCTGTGAGTAAGCTGTGGATAAGCTGTGGATAAGCTGTGAGTAAGCTGTGGATAAGCTGTGAGTAAGCTGTGGATAAATGAATTCACAGCTGTGGATAAGCTGTGGATAAATGAATTCACAGCTGTGAATAAGCTGTGGATAGACTTTGCTCGTTAGCCGAGTTCAAAGCGCTATCCAGTTATATTATCTCTGAAATGTTTTATCTCATTGACGAAATGTTTAAGCAGTTAAAAATTGCACTCTATATAGTATATATAATATATAGTAAGTTTCTCTATATAGTATATATAATAGTGAAGATGTTATTGAGTTGTTTTATTGGAGAGTAGTGGAGGTATTCCCCCTCCCAGCTTTCCAACGTCTTTATATCTCAGCATTTAATTTAGAATAGATTAACCGTATAAAAACACAAAGGAGGTGAGAAAGATGTTTATATCATTAAAAGATATGGTAAAGCGCAAGTTCTATTGCCCTTTTTGCAATAGAGAAATAAATCCAAAAGAGGAAACGCGCTTCGGTATCTATTGCTGTAAGCAAGACTTCTGGTTGTCAGAATGCAGAATTGAGGAGGTTTAATATGAATAAAGCAAAAAGACGTTTACTTTCCTTAATCTTCTTGCTTATCTTTCATACTTCGGTTTATGCCGGACAGATTGATAAGCAAAAAGCTATAAGGGCAATCATCGGAGAAGCAAGCAATCAAGGCTATACAGGTATGTTATCTGTCGCTTGCGCTATTCGAAATCGCGAAACGCTAAAAGGTGTATATGGAGTTAACGCAAAACACGTTGACAAAGAGCCTGAATGGGTTTGGCGGTTAGCAGAAAAAGCGTGGAATGAATCAAGCGAAAAAGACATAACTAACGGCGCTACCCATTGGGAGAATATCAAAGCTTTTGGCACTCCTTATTGGGTGAAATCTTTAACAAAAGTTTATGAATACAAAGACCAAGTATTTTACAAATAGGAGATAAAGATGAAAAAGATTAAAAAGATTAAAAAGGTGATGAGAAGGTTGTTCAATATATGCAATAATTGCAGTAGAAAAGACTGCGAAAAGTGTCCGCTTCGCTAAACGTTAAATCGTTACAGCGGAAAAGACAAAAGGAGTTTTATGGACGAAGAGATGTTAAATTGGTTATTTCCGGAAAGTTATAAAGACTAAATAGCGAAACGGCGGATTATCTCCGCCGTCTGTGTTTTGAAAACATACTGACGAGCTATAACAAAACAAAAAAAAGGAGGTGAGAGATGAACGGCTATATCGGATTATATAAGGGCAAAAAGTATGAAGTCTATGCCGAAACAACGTATGCAGCGCAGTTAAAGTTAGCAAAGCAGTTAAAAGTAAAAAAGAGTTATCAGATAAGCATCTATTTATGTGAAAAAGACGGAAAAGAAATTGTCCACACAGCAGACTTTTAATAGGAGGATAATATGAAAAAAGGTATATGTCAAAAGTGCAAAAAAGACACAATGATTTCAGACTATAGTTATCTCTGTAATGATTGCCGGGATAGATTAACTCCAGAAAGACAAAAGCTCGACGAAGATTATCCAAGCGTTCCAAACGCAATATTTGATATTGAGGAAAGTGCAGAGATAGCAGAAATGTATCAAGACATGTTTGGAATATAGAAGTACAAAGAGGTAAGAGATGTATAACTATTATATACCAAAGCATAAGTGGGAGATCGTCGGGGCGTTGTCTATTGCTTATCCGCAAAGTAAAGCAAAGTTTATAAAGATGAGCAAGAAACAACTATACGCTATTTATTTTGCTTTAAGAAATAAAGGAGGTTGATATGCCTAATCACGTTGATAATGAATTAAGAGTTACCGGCTCTATTAAAGACATAGCAAAGTTTAAAGCTTTCGCTAAAGAAGGAGATTGCCTATTATCTGCTAATAAATTTATTCCTTATCCTAAAGAATTTGATGAGCAAGATAAAAAAGCGAAAGAACAAGATGAAAAGCGCAATAGGTTGATTGAAGAATTGAAAGGAGAAAAAGACGCATACGAAAAAGCGTTAGAAAAGTTTCCATACATTAAAGATGGTTATAATTCCGGAGGGTATAGTTGGTGTGTAAAAGAGTGGGGGACAAAGTGGGGTTGTTATGATGTAAAATTAGAGATAGATACAAACGATGAGCTCTTTTATCAATTCAATTCTGCTTGGTCGCCGCCTGAGCCATTGATTAAAAAAATGAGTAAGATGTTTCCTTATTTAAACTTTGAGCTGCGGTATTTTGAATGTGGAATGGGCTTTAACGGAATATTAGAGGTTGAAGGCGGAAAAGTTATTCAATATTTATCAGGTGATTATTTTGGCAATAGAGGAGGGTAAAAGACTGATAGCCGAAACATCTCTGATACAACGAAAGTTAATCGGAGATGTCAGCCAGAGATACTGGCTCTGATGAGGCATAAGAATTCAGCAAATTATCTGTAAAGAGATAGTAAAAGTTAAATAATTATTATCTCTTTATAAATCTATTCTAAAAGGAGGTGAGAAGCATGAGTAAGTTAAAGTGTGATTACTGCGGGAAGATAAAAAAGGAAGTATCTTTTTTTATCGGTGCATCTTTGGATTCAAGAGATTGGGTAATGTGGGAAGGAACAGGCAAGGTATCTTGTAACTGCGATGAGTGTTTCAATCAAGGAAAAGATGAGAGTGAAAAAAGTACAAATTTTGTAAAAGCGTAGGAGGGTTAAATGGCACATAATCTTAATGAGAATGGGAATAGAATGTTTTACACAGGGCAAAAGCCTTGGCATGGTTTGGGAACTGAGCTTGATAATCCAGCTACAGCAAAAGAAGCTATTGAAGCGGCTAATCTTGATTATCAAGTAGATTTACAAAAGGTTTATACGGAAAATCAAAAAGAGATTGAAGGTAAATTCGCTACCGTAAGAGTTGATACCAATGAGCCTTTAGGAATAGTTGGTAATCTTTATAAACCTGTCCAGAACGTTGAATCTTTTGACTTCTTTGATTCAGTAGTTGGTGAAAAGTTTGCGATGTACCATACAGCCGGAGCTTTAGGAAAAGGAGAGCGCATTTGGATACTTGCAAAACTACCTGAAATCATTGAAGTTACAAAAAAAGATATAGTTGAGAAGTATCTTTTGCTTACCAATTCTCACGATGGCTGCTCAGCGTTAAAGATGTTTTTCACTCCGGTAAGAGTTGTTTGCCAGAATACTTTATCAGCTGCATTGTCAAAAACAAAAGACGGAATATCAATAAGGCATACTGGGAATATCAATAGCAAGATCCGAGAAGCACAAAGAGCTTTAGGAATAGCAGTTACTTTTTACTCTGACTTTGAGAATTCGATTAAAGAGTTCTCAAAGAATGAGATAAGAGATGAGCAAGCGGAAGTTTACTTCACCTCTCTTATCTGTGGAGAAAATGATATTGATATATCTTCAAGAAAGCAAAATCAAATTTATGATTTGATGCATCTCCACAATCGCCCGGAATATCCGGAGATTAAAGATACAGTCTGGAGTGCTTACAATGCTGTAACAAGATATGTCGACCATGAAAGAAGTGTTAAAAACAATAATGCTTCAAACAAGTTAAAGAGCATTTGGTTAGGAAGTGGCGCAGCATTAAAGATGAAAGCTTTTGATACTGCTTTAGCTTTGGTGAGTAATTAAAATAGGCACAAAGCTGCTGTCATGAGTGTGAGCGTAGCTGGATATAATCATATCCTGCCGAGCTCACTTATCTCCGGCGTATTATGTTTAAAACATAACTGATGAGAGATAAAAAACAAAAAGGGGGTGATAAAATGGTGGTTATGTGATATTAGGGACTCCTAAATTAACAATGGAAGAGCTCAACGAACTTTTAGGAGTATGCTTCCATCAAAGAGAATGGAATGTTAAAAATAAAGGAGGGAAAAAATGAAAACTACTTATAAAAGGATAGCAGAGTAATGGAATACGTAATAGCTGAACAAACTTTTTGCTACACAGTTATGCTATGCCTATTTGTGTTTGTTATTTTATTATGGATAAAAGTGAAAAAAGATAGAAAGAAAGGAGGTGATTAAAATAAATGAAAGATATTGTAAGTATTTGTTTCGAATATAGTGGAAAAACTGATAGATATTATATTTTTACGTATAATTCTGAAGAAGTTTTTCCACTGTTATTTCCCAAGAAGATTTATCTTAGAAAAGATTTGTTTCAAGAAAAACCTGATATTGTCAACATGACAATAAACTAATAGGAGGTAGTTACATGGAATTATCTACAGTCAAAATAGATCAAGTATCTATCGGTGAAAATATTCGAAAGGATATTACAAAAGAAAGTTTATCAAGTTTAATTACATCGCTGAAAGAAAAAGGAATACTTCAACCTTTATTGGTAAGAAAAAATGGCGGAAAATTTGATTTGCTTGACGGCCATAGAAGATTTAACGCTGCAAAGTATGCTGGGTTGACTGATGTTCCTATATTAGCAATCAAAGCAGACAAAGATGACCGCGTTGAATATCAATTAGTTGCGAATCTTCAACGAAAAGATTTAAATCCTATTGATGAAGCATTAGCATATAAATCATTAGGAGAAAATTATCAGGCAAAAGACATCATGGTGGTTACAGGGAAATCTGAATATCGGATTAAAAGAATATTAGCTTTGCTTAATTTATGCAATGAAGTAAAGACTATGATTAAGCAAGGAAAAATATCAGAAGATCATGGTTTCGTATTGACAAGATTATCTAATGCTAAGTTTCAAAAACATTTAGCCGCTGATATTATTCGTTACCGATATTCTCCAACGAAAGCAGAAAGTGAATTGAATAATTATTCACAAAGATTAGAAAATGCTTGTTTCGATAAAAAAGATTGCAAAAGTTGCACGTTCAATGGTTCATTATTCAATGATTTATTTGATAAAGATAATTCTTTAAAAGGTAAATGTATGAATAGTGATTGTTTCTCAAAAAAGATAAAAGAAGTCCAGAAAGAAAAAGAATCTGCTTACAAAAAACAAGGAAAAAAAGTAATTGTAATCAAAGAAGAGCCTAGATATGGTTCAAAAGAATACGAATCGTTAAAGGATATAGTTGACTTTACAAGTTATGAAGGTAATGGTTTTCCGAAAGAACAGTTTGAAAAGGAATGTTTAAAAACTTGTCCGACATTTGCATATATTATCGGACCTAATGGGAAAGAAAAACCTGTTTGCTTAAACAAAGATTGTTTTAAAAGAACAATGCGAAAATCAAAAGCAATAGAACGCAGAGCAACATCATTGCCTAAGACCGGAGATCCAGAAAAAGATGCTTCGATAGAATATGAAGCAAGACAGAAAGCAAGCAGAGTTGATTTGTTTAAAAGACAATTCTTTATTAACGGATTGCTTTCCAATGTCAAAGATGTCCAATCTAACAGAATATTGCTTCATCAATTATTCTTACAAGAAAATGCAAGCAGTGAATCAATATCCGAGTATTTAAGTTTGAAAGGCAAAAAGTCAAATTACGAATTAAGAGATATTGACAACTTAAAAAGTTTGACTAATGCTAAGTTAGTATCAATAATTAAATTAGTGGTACTAAGCAGATTAAACAATTACACAACAGAAGAACTACAATCATTGGGCGAAGAAGCTTCTTTAAATATTGCTAAACAATTTGAAATTACCGAGGAATATTTAATGAAGTTTTCAAAAGCCGGTTTGCAAAAATTATCAAAAGAACTTAAACTTAAAATTGGTAGTTTAACTTGGAAAGAAAAGAAAGCAGAAATCATTAAAGAAATAATTGGCTCAAGGATTAAAGGTAAAGTACCAAAGGAGATGTTAAAATAATGATAGTAATTCTTTGTGATGGTTCTAGTAAAGGTAATCCCGGGCCGGCTTCAATAGGAATCGTTGCTTGGGATAGGACTAAGAACTCAAAGATTGTTTGTCCTAATTATCGATATTCAGCAAGTATTGGTATTAAGACAAGCATACAGGCAGAATGGTTAGCATTGATTGAATCTATGAAATTAGCTAAGATGTATAATGAGAGATTAGATAAATATATCTTTTCTGATAGTAAAATAGTTATCAACCAAGCTAAAGGTTATTGGAATGTTAAGCATGAAAATACTAAATCGCTTTACCAAGAATTTTTAAAATTAAAAAAACAGATATCCAAACTTCAAATAGATTGGGTGCCTCGTCAATTAATTAATCTTGCTGATAAAGCGGCTAAGGAAGGAGGTAAGTAATGATTTGTCCATTTAATTGTAAAAACAAAAATAACATACCTGAATTAGACAATGCTGCAGAGCATTTAGTTATTGTAGCTAATGCTTCTGGGCATATACATATTCATGGGCCTTTTGAGAATGAATATGTTATTAAAAAAATGACAGATATTTTAATTACAGAGATGAGAAAGCGCGGAATTGATTATATCCCGGCAGCAAATCAAGACAAAGAATAAGGAGGTTGTTAATGACAAAGAATGTAAATGCAAAAGATCGTAAAATTAATGTGTTGGTAGGGTTCACTCAATGTGAAATTACTTTCCTTGATAGGAAAGTAAAAAAGAAAATACCGGAGATATCCTCACGTTCAGCACTAATTAGGTTGCTTGTCCGGCGTGCTATGGAGAAACCGGAAACGTTAATAATCAAGCAATAAATAAAACCGTTATACCGTTATAAGTATTATGAAAAAAAGCACTTGACACAAAAAACGTCAATGTTATAATGTGTTTTCAATGATATAATATGTTGAAAATCATTTTTTCCATTAATGCTTATAACGGTATAATTGAAAAAGGAGATTTGATTTATGCAAGTCTGGACTGAAAACGATTTGGCAATCGTAAAATGCCGATATGAAGAAAAAGAATTAGTTAAAGCAATCGGCGATTATAAATTTAATAAATCTACATCTTCTTGGGTATTTCCTATCCGTAAATTAATTGATATTATAGACAATCTAAATGTGCAATATAATTTAGATACTAAAATTGTTTATGAACGATTACGCAATGAACGGCAGAAATATCACGAAAGAGTAAACCTCGCAAACAAAATAAAATCATCTAGTTGTTTAATAAATGAATTGAAAGATGTTGATATCTCGATGTGCTATGAACATCAAAAGAAAGCTATACTCTTATCAACTATGTTTGACAGCTACGCTTTGTTTATGGATCCCGGGTTAGGAAAAACTTTAACTGCTATAAAACTATTAGAGTATTGGAAACTTCCGGCAATCATTATCGCGCCATTATCTACTTTAGAAAGTGTTTGGATATCTGAAATAAATAAATGGAGTAATCTTCGGTCTGTTGTCCTTTGGAATAATTATAAAGAATGGAACAATAACTATGATGTATATGTTGTCAACTTTGAAGGATTTAAAAAATTAGTTAAAATGTCTAAAATACCGATAGAAGAAAAAATCAGCTGTTTTATTGTTGATGAATCCAGCAAAATGAAAAATCCTAACTCAGAAATTACAAAAGTGATACTGAAATATAAAAATAGCATTAAACATCGTATTATACTGAGTGGCATACCAGCGCCAAATAATTTGTTGGAATTCTGGGCTCAAATAGAATTCATTAACGATACATTGTTGGGATAAATATGTATAAAAACAAAGAAAAAAGACTTTTAGCAGCAAAAAAATATCGTTTAAAAAATAAAGAAAAAATAAAAACTTCTTGGAAAAAATATTATTCTAAAAATAAAGATAAGATTAAAACAAAAAGAAAAACAAAAAAATACAAAGAATTAAAACACCAAAGTTACTTAAGATGTAAAAACCATATATACGAATACAATAAAATATATAAAGAAAAACATCCATGGGTCAGTGCTTATAAAGCAATAAAAGATCGCTCTTCAAATTCAAATTTATCTTTGACTATTACTAAAAAAGATTTTTATGAATGGTTTAAAAATCAAAAACACAAATGTTATTATTGCGAATTAGAAGATCTAAATATCGATTTTGTAAGAAAAGTAAAAAATACTAAAAGATTTACTATTGATAGAATGAATAACAACAAAGGGTATGATTTAAATAATATATGTTTTGCTTGTCCTCTCTGCAATCTTTTAAAAAATAACTTTTTTTCAGCAAAAGAATGGAAAAAAATAGCACAGAAATATATTAAACCTAAATGGAAGGAAAATTTAAATGAGCAATTTCTATAAATATCGTAATAGCTTTTTTTATTCTACCGGGTATGGAGGGTATCAATACAAACCTATGAATGGGGCAAAAGAAGCTATTATGGATAGAATATCACGCCAAGCGTTTTCATTACAAAAAGAAGATGCTTTATATTTACCTGAGCAAATATTCGAAACAAGATTAGTCTATATGGATTCAGTACAAGAGAAAGCTTATGAGATAATGAAGAAAGAAAATATTTTAATATTTAAAGACTCAACAACGTTAGCTGCCAATGAATTATCAAAGATTTGTAAACTTAGAGAAATTACAGGAGGCTTCGTAATCAACACAGATGGACTTCCTGTAAAAGTAAGCGATTCAAAGATTAAAGTTTTGTTAGAAGTAATAAATGAAATACCTTTCGATAAACAAATAATAATTTGGATTCAATATCATTGGGAATCAGCAGAGCTAAAGCTAAAGCTAGGAGATGACGCTGTATTATTAAATGGCACTATACCACAGAAGGAAAAAGAAAAAAATATTAAAGACTTTCAATTAGGAAAGAAAAGATTTCTTATTGCTCACCCAAAATCGGGGGGGCATGGATTGAATTTACAGATGTGCAGTTATTCTATTTGGTATTCATTATCTTATAGTTATGAAGAATATGTCCAAGCATGCGATAGATGCCATAGAATCGGCCAGAAAAGTAATACAACATACTTTCAGTTGCTCGCTAAAAATTCGATTGACGAAGTAATATATAAAGCATTAAAAACAAAACAAAATTTATCAGAGGCTTGTTTGAATATGCTTAAAGGAGGAAAATGAGCAATCATAAATGTAGAAAATGCGGAATAGATGAGTCATCTTTAAAAATGCCTTTAACCATTTATGGGCTTTGTAATGATTGCCACAATAAATTTATTCATTATTTACGAGAAGCTATGCAAAAATTTTTAAATGATAATGAGAAAGGAGTTAAAAATGGCAAATGAAAGACGGCTATATCAAGTATTTAAAAGAAAAATAAATAAAGCAGATCCTAATTGTTTTTGGTATAAGATTCCAGATACATTAAACTTAGGCAATAAAAAACCTTTTGACGGGTTTTTAGTTATTAAAGGAATACCATTTGCTATTGAATTCAAAAGTAAAGATGGCGCATTAACTATATATCAAGGATATCAAATGACTTCTTTCATTAATGCCGGTGGAGAAGCGTTGTTATACATAGAAGGAAATGAAACTATGGACGAGTTTATAGAAAGGATAAAAAAAATAGTAAAGGAGAAATACGATGTATAAGATATCTATTCTTTTATTAATAATAATATCTGGGTGTACAACGATACAGAAACCTTATAAAAATTATGACATTATAGATATAAAGAGAAATGATTTAGAAAAAAAGATATATAATTTGGAACAGGGGTTTCAAATGAAACAATCTTGGAACGAGGCAATGAAATAAAGGAGGTGAGAAAATGAAAAAGTTATTCTGGGTATTCTTGGCTATGGTATGCTGGACTTCAACAAGGGATTTACAAATAGCGGATATTAAATACATCAATGGCTACAGTCGATCTGATGGATCATATGTATCCGGGCATTGGAGAGATACGTCTGCAGATGGCATTAAATATAATAATGCCAATTATCTAGGTTTAAATGACTAAAGGAGGGTTAAGAATGAAGATTTACATACTGTCAGCAACTTATGAAAAGCTAACTACTACACAAGCTATCCACGCAAGAGATAACTTTAGTGCAAAGGTTTTATCAGTACATAAAATTAACGCAAGTCGTGTTGCTGATAAGCGTTATTGCAAAGGGTATGTTGTGCTGAAAAATCCTGAAGGCAAAGTTATATGGGAATTAAAAGAAGAACAACCAAACACTAAGGAGGTGAAATAAAAATGTTATCAGAAACAGAGTTGCTTCAGTCAGTCCTTGATGCTAGAGAAAAAGTAACAGAATTAGAAACACTTTTATCTGAAGCAAAAAAGGTGAAACAAGAGGCGGAATTGGCTCTCATAGAGTATATGGACAATAGAGAATTAAAATCATTTAAAAGTATGGCTTTAAATTGCTCTGCTGTCAGGAAAGAAATACTCTATGTCAGTATTGATAAGGATAATAAAGAAGAAGCTTTAAGGTGGATTTCAGAAGATTGTGGTAGATCAGATTTGATAAAACCATCTATACATAACAGAACCTTATCTTCCTTTATCTCCGAGTTGCTGAAAAATGGAGAACCAATTCCAGAAAATCTATTTAAATATTTCTTTAAACCGGTTATATCAATAACAACAGTAAAATAAAGGAGGATAAGATGTCTGAAGAAAAAAAGAATGAATTAGAATCACAAGAGAATAAAGACCTATCATTAAGGATCTCAGGAGGCGAAGGATCTACACACACACCGGCAGGATTTGAATCTATGGACGAAGGCGATATTAGAATAGCCAGGCTTGGTATTGCCCAAGCATTATCTCAAGTATGTACAGAAGGCAAAGCAAAAATGGGGCAATTATTCAATAACTTAACAGGAGAAATATTCGGTGATGAGGTTGAAATAATACCATTGTTTATGTTTAAGACTAGAGCGCAATTTGATCTTGAGCGAGGGCTTGTAATGATGTCTAGAGATAACATCAAAGTAACAATGGCTATCGATGAATATGAACAATACTTGGATAAATATGTCGAAGAAGTCCCGGGATCCGCTTGGGAGGGAAAAGAACCACCTAAATTTTCAATGGTTTATAATTTCCCTTGCATGATTGTTGGTAGGCTAAATCAATTTCCATTATCTTTGTCAATGATGAAAACAGCTGTTAAAGTGGCGAAAACATTTCTTTCAATGGCAAGATATTCTGGAGAAGATATGTTCTCTCGAGTTTACAAAGTATCTTCAAAAATAGAGAAAGGAACAAAAGGCACTTATGCTGTTCCGACTATCAGCATTGTTAGACGTTGTACAGATGAAGAATATTTGTTAGCAAAACAAATGTTTGATTCATTATACAGACGTAAAGCAGACATCGATGTTGAATTGACAGAAGAAAAATCAGAGTAATCGATTCGTATCTGGCGCTAAGAATTCTCTTAGCGCCAACGTATTATTAATTAATTAATTAGGAGTATATAATGAGTGATATTAAAAGATTTTCTGAACTATTTTCTGGACGTGATAATGCTTATGGATTAAATAACTTTTGTTTAAAACAAAAAATAACAGAAGAAATATACCAAAAGCATATAGACGGAATACAACGAATGGGTATTTATCCTATATATGACAAAGAAATTGTTAAATGGATAGCAATAGATTTAGATGAGGACAATTTTGAAAAAGCATTATCAATCAAAGAAAAACTAGACGAACTAAGATTAAATATTTATATAGAGCGAAGTAAAAGCAAAGGATACCATATCTGGTGTTTTTTTAATAAACCAATAGAAGCAGTTAAACCAAGGTTAGTATTTGAGAATATATTAAATGACATGGGTATTATTTGTGAAATTTTCCCTAAGCAAGATAATATTTGTGATTCTCACCCTTATGGAAACTACATTAATTTACCTTTGTTCGGAGGTGATGTAGGAAACGGTCGGACAATATTTGTTGATGATGATAATAAACATTTTATTGATAATATAAAAGACCTTTCTAAAATTAAAAAGTCAGATGTTACACTTATTGAAATACCTATAATTGGAAAAGGTTTAAGTAGAAAAAAAGTATCAATGCAAGATACAGGTATTGATACTTCACAGTATACACCGACAAAAGAACTTCCTTGTATAGCAAAAATAAAAGAAGGAGTTCCTAAAGGCCATCGCGATAATGCGTGTTTTAGATTGGTTATAAATTATAAAGAAAAAGGCATGCAGCAATCAGATATTGCAATGTTAATAAATAGTTGGAATTCAAAGAATGAAGTTCCGTTACCAGAGAGATCATTAACTAAAATAATAAATTCTGTATTCAAAGGCGGTTATAAAAGCTATGGTTGTGATGACGCTATAATTCAAAATTATTGTAATAAAGATATTTGTCCGCTTACAAGTTCACAAATGCGAAAGGAACAAATAGAACAAGGTGTTATTACAATGATTTTTAGGGATAAGGAAATCATGGTGTTTAGAAAGAAAGATTATGAATTCAGATTAGCAAATTTTGAATTCATGAGATCAGGCAATTTTAAAGTATCACTGACACTATCTAAATCAGGAAAAATAATATTTAAAGATTCTATCAAATTAAGTATGGCTTCCAATAGGGCAAGATTTGTAAAATCATCACAAGACCCGGAAATTGATTCTGATTTAATTAAATTAGAAGATTTAATTAAGAAACAATTAGAAAAAGAAGAACATGATAGATTAACTGCACCAAAACAACTATATATTATGACTGAAGGTGAGAAAAATGAAGCGATAAAATATCTTACTGAGAATAAAAGTATATTACATAATATTATTTCTTTAACAAATAGAATGGGTGTTGTTGGTGAAGAAATATTAAGATTAATGGTTTATCTTTGCTATACTTCAAGAATTACAAAAGAACCATTGTCGATAACAGTAAAAGGAGAAGCTTCAAGTGGAAAATCTTTTTCTTGCCAATGTGTCCAGCGGTTGATACCGGAAGAAGGTTATCACTTTATAACCAGAGCGACACAAAATGCTTTTTATCATTTACCTGAAGACGGAATGCAAAACAGGATTATTTATATCAATGAATTGCCTGGATCTGAATCAGCAGATTATTCTATACGTACTGCTCAATCGGAAGGAGATTTAATATTAATGATGCCGATTAAAGATCAACATTCAGGGCAAATGGAAACTGTAACAAAACGAGTAAAAGGCCCTGTGGGATTTCTTATCACAACTACTAAAGCACAAATGTTTGATGAGAATGAAACTAGAAACTTTTCTGTGTTTAGTGATGATTCTCCACAATTAACACAAGCGATAGGAGATATAACAGTTCGTAAAGCAATGGGAGAAACATTTAAAATAGATGAAAAAGAACTTAACTTATGGAAAAATATACAGCGATTACTTAATCCGGACTTTAAAGTAATCATACCTTATGCCATAGAAGTATTTTCTGTGTTCCCTGATAAGCCGGTAAGAATAAGAAGAGATAGAGAAAGATTTAGAGTGTTGATTGAAATAGTTACAATACTACACCAATTCCATAGAGAACAAAAAAAGCAAGATGACGGAACAATATATTTAATGTCAACATTAGCTGATTATTTTGTTGCAAAAACCGTAGCAGAATCCATTTTGACATATACCATTTATGAAATAGGCCCATCAGCAGAGCAATTATGGAAAGCAGTAAAAACAATGAGTGATAAATGGCAGCCAGAAGGATGTGATTTTGATACTGAATTTACGTTTAAATATAAAGATGTATCAGAGTATATTGACTGGAAAGTAGATAAAGTAAAAAAATGGATGTATGTTTTAATGAAAGCAAACCTTATTGAGTATGCTGAAAAAGGATCCGGTGGCAGAGGAAAAGCATCAGTATTTAGAATATCAAGACGCGGGTTAGAATGGTCAAGTTCGACATTAGGATTTTTACCTAAAATAGAAGACATATATAGTAAGTATCCCTGTGATAAAGATACTTTTTATAATGCCATTACCGGATCGATAGTAAATCCTGAAATTGCTGACGCACCGGAAGGATTAATTGATGATGAAATTGTAGAAGTTGTAGAGGATAATAAAGGAATCCAAAATGATTTATTTAGTGAAAAATAGTGGTTTAGCATGGAACTTTGAGCCGCGTAACGGTATAACGGTTTATTTTTTTTCGAACTCAATGTTTTCAATGCTTTTTTTAATTTTTAGAAACCGTTACAGCATTATAAAAAAGCAAGAAAAAACTATTTTTCGTAAATTATTGAAATTGAAAAAAAAAATATTAAGTTTCAAAAATGGTGGAAAAATAGTTACTTTGTGCATAAACCATAACGGTATAACGGTTTTAAAAAAATGAAAAAAGTATTGAAAACATTGGATTTCGGAAAAACAGAAACCGTTACGCGTTACGCGAAAAATGCCTATTTTAGGGTAAAAACGTGTTTTTGGAAGAAAAAATGCAACATATTTTTAGGCTGTTTTTGATGTTGCATTTTTCGATTTGCTTAAAAAATTAGCTTGGAACACTTGCTATACCAAAAAACACAGATGAAGGAGCAAAATGAAGCTGGTAAGAATCAATAATAAAACATATAATTATATAAAATTTTTATCAAAACACTGTGATGAAACAATAGTTAAAACCATTGATTTTATAATTGATGTTTTTCAACAAATTCCAATGAATGCTATTGTTCCATTGAAAACACCGAATGCTATTCGTAAAGAATATAAAACGTATAAGCATGCTTTCTATGAGCAGAATAAACACAAACTAGAAGAACATCAACGTAAATTCTTTGAATCAAGTAAAGAAAACATGCGGATATTCTATAAGCAGAATAAAAAAGAATTAATGATTTTCCGGGCAACGTATGCGTTATCCAGTAAAGAAACAAAGAAAGAAAGGATCAAACAATACAATAAAAAATATTATAATAAACGGAAGGTAAAAATTAATGAATACAAATAGAATAATTGAATTCAAAAAGGCTTCTGAACGTTTTAACAAAGCAGTTAAATATATCATTGAAAATGAAAAAGCGTTGAAAACTGATAGTAAAAAATGGGAAATTGTAACTAAAAATTTTAAACTCAAATTTGAAGAACCATTGGATTTCGCTTGGAATGCATTATCTAAAGCGGAGAAAGCAAGATTTGGATCTTTATATTATCATAGAAAAGCAATGCAAAATGAATTCGTAAAAAAAATAATAGAAATGTTTGGAGGAACAATAATAGAAGGAGATTAATCATGGCCCATCAAAAACAAGTAGAAGAATTAAGAAAGAAAAATCAAATTTATTGTAAAGAATGCGGGAAAAAATTAAATATTTATAACCGGTATTCTTTATGCCATACTTGTTTAGCAAAAGCGATTAAAAAAGATATATAGATTATAAAAACAAAAGGAGGTTATTATGGATAATGGAGTTGATGGGTCTAATGGAGTTAATTGGTCTTATGGAGTTAATGGGTCTGATGGAGTTAATAAGTCTTATGGAGTTGATGGGTCTGATGGAGTTAATAAGTCTTATGGAGTTAATGGGTCTGATGGAGTTGATTGGTCTTATGGAGTTAATTGGTCTTATGGAGTTAATGGGTCTTATGGAATATTCAACTCTTATGGTGTGGATAAAGCAATATTTTTAGCAGATAAAAAGAAAAGTTGGTCTATTTTTGGCGTGGAAGTTTCAGAGGAAAGATTTAATGAAGTCTGGTGTACATTACATAAAGAATTAAATGGTTGGTATCCTAAATTCAATAATGCTTTTGAATTGTATGTAAAATGCGGTAATGATTGGTCTAAAGTAAATGCTTCTGATATTTGTCCAACTCTTAAAACATGGGATAAGCCATACGAAGCGTGGAAAGATATGCCTGCGAAAGCGATAGAATATGTAAAATCATTACCAGAGTTTAATGCAGATATGTTTAAAAGGATAACAGGAATAGATGTGGCAAAACCTGAAGCTATGATAGAAGTAAACGGTAAGAAATACTCGGAAAGTACTATCCAGGAAGCATTAAAAAGATATGTTAATGAATAAGGAGGAGTAAATGAAGAAAGTATGTTTTGAACAATTTTTAATGGAGAAACATGCAGACCAATATGTAGGAACTGATGAATGTATGGTAGATGATTTTCCAGATTGGCTCGAGGGATTAAGCGTTGATGAAATAATAGACTATGGAGATTTATTTGCTAAAAAACAAAGAGAGGGAAATCCGAGTTATGAAGAGATTAGAAAAGACTTGGAAGAGCTAATCAACAAACACAGTATAGAAAACGATTGTGATACTCCTGATTTTCTATTAGCAGAGATGACAATGGCATTTTGGTTTAATTGTTGTCCATACATAAAGAAAATCTTAGATTGGCACGGATGTGATTCAGTTTGTCATCCTAAGGATAAGGAATAACCAATGTTTTGGATAGCACTAATATTAGCAGCATTATTAACCTGGTGGGTGTTTAGATGAAAAGAAAAATATCTAAAAAACAAAAACTTAAAAAAGAATTAGTGATTCTACCCAAATCAGATGAACGGGAAAAGACTACCGGTAGCCAATAGCGCCGTACAGCGAGTAATCGTGAAGAGGCTGATTTGGGATAATTATATATCGCGGTCGTGGTTAAGTATAAACCTGACTTGGTGCATACAACAAGTTGTGTATGAGAATACACCGGCCGCATTTATTAAAAGGAGGGGAATTATGACGGATCGTAATGTAACAATTACTGGCGGAATTACTGTAATGTGTTTTTTAGTAATTATATATTTAATATCATTATCTATGGCTATTAAATCCGGATATATGATGGTTGCGATTGTATTTTCTTCCCTTGGGTCGTTTATGGGGTTTTTATGCTGTGCATTGTTAACAATCAACAAAGAATAGTAGTTTTTTTGCTGAGGATTAGCTAGGTGCAAAGAAAACGTTATATATGAGAAAATATATGCCTAAATATTTAAATGGCAAATTATGCCGTTTTTGATTGATTTAGGCATATTCTGGCTAGAATTCAAATCTACCACCGATTTTACTGCCAATTCCTGTCCGAGTATTATTAGTGCTAGTTTCTGTAAAACCATATCCTTCAACAAAAATAGTAGGCAGCCACCAAGCACGTTTTTTAACCTCTTGTTTCTGTGATTGTTGAGGAGTATATGTTACTGTTGAGAAACTAAACGGCCATACATTCAAATGCTGCGATTGAGTTTGGTCTTTTTTGAAAAATGCTCTGTAGATAGTTATTCCAATTAAAAAAATTATTACCAATGTAACAATTATACGCCACCCAGACCCCCATGCCGATAACCAGTCTTTAAACCCTTGACCAAATATAAAATATTTTAAGCTAAATTTTCCATTAGAAGGTTTTTCCATATTATTTCTTTTTCCAATTAAGTGTGCTTCCTGTTAAAGAAAAATAGACTATAGACGCCAAAGCACCTACGACAACTCCTAAAAATATTGTTTTAAACAACACTATCGTACACACCAATAATCCGATTAGTAAAATTACCTTTGCCACTGTTTTTTTCATCGTATCCCTCCTTTTTTTATTATTTCTAACTCAAGTTTTCTTAACTTAAGATCTAATTCAGCATAATCAATGTTATCCCTAGAGTCAATCATATTTTTAATGATCCACCTGGTAGAAGGATTATCCATCAATTTCATAAATATTTTTTCAAATATTTCAATTTGTTTATGCGGCATAATACCTCCATTGTTATTTTATTACAGCTTTCTTAATTTCTTTTATATCTGATTTTATTTCATTAATAGCCGCATAAGTATATTCTTTTGTGAATTGTTGTGCTATTTCAAGAGCTTTTAATGCTACACAATTAATGTTTGCTTTTTCGTTAGCCTGTCCGGCTATCGATATAGTCATTCCCATTATAGCTACTACCATTGCAGATATTACAGCAGTTAATACTTTATTTCCTACATCATTTCTCCGGGTAACAAGTTTCCCATTTTCCATGATACTCTCCTTGCGGTTCTTTTGGAATACTATTTATTATGTTATTTATTGCACCTCCACTTTTCATTTTTTTAATACTACTATGTTGAGTTTTATTTTTTATTTCTTCTTTATTTTTTTTGACTATCATTCCTTTTACTATTTTGTAATTTTTATAATTACTCCAATCTCTGAATACATCTATTGGTATAAATAATTCTGTTAATCCATGTTTTATATTTTTCCAAAAGTTGCTTATTTTCGCAGTGTTTCCAGGGTATTTCATTTCTAAATATTTTTCATCAGTAAATATAAACTTGATATTTCCTTCCTTATCATATCCTAATAGCATTATTACACCTCTACATTTTGTAAGTTTTTTAAATAAATAACGTAATCAATTAATTTGACATCATCTATTGTATATACTTGCTTATATGTTGAAGCGGAAGCGTCATAACAAAGATAACACATCGCCGCGAACAATCTTATTGATGTAAAAGTTAAATCTCCTAATGTATCCCAAAATGCAATAGGATATGAATTGTATAAACTATCTGTGTATTGTACTGGCACCCATGCGGTCATCGCACCTGTGGCAACATTCCGAGTATAATAGGTAGTTCCGGTAACATAAACAAATCGTTCAAAACCATATCCGCCTTCATCATCACCTATTGTTAAACCAGAAAAAGAATATGTAGAATATCTTATTCTTATTTGAACGCCAACATCTTCTATTCTATACGAATCTGTTCCGGGTAAATCTATATCAACACCGTAAGTTGTATCACCTTTCAACGCAGTAGGCATAGCAGTAGTTCCGGAACTAATTATATTAGATATTTTTGGAGTTATTATTGCTGCATTTCCTATTGTATCTTTTACTCTAAGTCCATAAACCATTAATCGCCCCTATACTTTTTCATATAAATCATATAATCTACTTCTGATACACCATTATCCCCCATTGTCGCAACACTTTTTGCAGAGTATGCTAAAGGTGTATATTTAACTCCTGTTGCTTTAACTTCTTTTGATGAATTACCCCAAGATAATGTAACTGTGGCATAATTCCCTCCTTCTGTTAATTCAGTAGCTGTAATGTATCTGTATATAGTCCATGTATTAGATTCTAATGTACACCAATCTTGTGATACTGTTGTGATGTAAATGATAGCAAATGCTTTATTGCCTGCACCCCACCCGGCATCTCTAAAATAACACCAAACATTCATAACGATACAGATTGCATCACCTGGTGTAAGATTGGTAAGAGGACATGCCCAAGTTCCGCTTACTTGGGCTTCTCCGCCCCTTTCAAAACCTGTATGAGAAGCAACAAGACTTCCTATTTGTGTTGCACCACTAGGATAGTGAACTCTATAAATATTACAGTTAGTTATCACAGCCGCAATATATTTATAACTAATATCGCTTATTATCGAGTATGATTGTAATGTTGATCCTTGAGTTTCGGATAATATATATCCTGTTTGAGCATTAACAGTTTGAGTGGTATCTCTACCGTAAAGAGTTGTAGTCGATGCCGAACCTCCTGAGATTTGTAAAAAACCATAATGTACCGCAGCAAATATTCTCATCGATCTTGATGTACTTCCAGATTTATCCCAACCGGCCGTTAATGAAATTTTTATCAACGGATTCCATTCTGTTATATCATAAGCAGTTCTATCGCCCGGAGTCCAAACAGTCATTTCTCCGGTATCAATATTTTTTTCATAATATGTATAGTTATCATCAGCGTAAAATATACACCAGTATTTATTTGTAGCATAAGTAAATTCACGCAATACTACACGATAATTAAAATCTCTTATCTGGACAATCATACCTAAATCAGCATTATCAATATCATAATCTCCGGGTAAATCTATATCAACACCATAAGTGTCATCTCCGTTAAGAACATTAGGCATTGTTGTAGTACCTGATGAAATTATTTGTGCAAGGTTTGGAACTATTAAACTGCTATTTCCAATAGTATCAAATATTTTTAATCCATAATTACTCATAATCGTAATTCTTTATCGCTATCACATATTCAATTTTATTAACTCCATTATCTCCTATTGAAAAAACTTTTATATATTCTTCTGCGCTAGTATCATAAACTAAATAGCAAGTAGCCGCGAATAATTGTACAGAAGTAAAAGAAGTACCGCCTTTAATATCCCAAAAACATACTGGGAATATTCCAGCAAAATTATCAAAATTATCTGAATCTCCAGGCGTTAAATCTCCGGCTGTCCAAGATGTCATTATTCCTGTTGGTTTAGCATGTGTATAATAAGAAATAGATGAATCCATATACCCAATATGCTGATATGAATATAGAATATTAGTTATTTTATATGTATGTTCAATAGGAGAAATTAAAACGGTAATATCTGATTTTGGGATAGGATCAGTTCCAGGTAAATCAATTACAAGGCCGTAAGTATCATCACCATTCAAAGTATTAGGCATCGTAAGCCTTCCTGAGCTGACAATGCTGCCTATTTTTGGTGTTATAACAGTATAATCAGATCCTAATGAATCATATACTTTTAAACCGTAAGTGGTCATGATAATTTACCTAATTCTACTCTTAATATGCTTGAAGCATCATATACCTTTATGACATCATTTTCTCCATCTATTATTATTTTCCCAGTTCCGCCAACATTAACTGCGACAGTTAAACTACCGGCAGTAATTTTATCAGCAGATAAATCAATAATATGAGCATTTTGAATTATTGCATTTTTTATTTGCGCTGATAATGTAATCACTTCTCCGGCATATACTTTTCTTGCTGTTATTATTTGATCTCCAAGCATTCCTTCTGTGAATTCCGTATATTTTACTTCTACTGCTGATGTAAAACTTCCTGCACCGAAACCATCAACGCCTCTAACTTTATAATATCTAGTTGGGTGTAAAAAAAATTTAGAAGTAGAATCCGGAGGAGATGACCAACTATCAACCATAGTAAATTTTCCTAATGTAGTATCATAAGCTGAAATTTTTAATTCTTCACCAACCCCTGTCCCAGAAATTATTTCAATATAACTTCCTTTCCAATAATCAGGACCCCACCCGGCTAAATCTAAATCAGTAATATAATTTGTATTAGATATACCGTCATCATCAGACATACCATTTTGTGAACTTTCTCCTTGAATTGTGCAATTACGGCCGGGAACTCTTCCAAATAATTTTTCTTCACCACCCCACGCGTTAGTTCTTGAATAATAAATTTCATAATACTCAACATCAGTAGCGGAATCATCAGTCCAATATAATCGCGCTATATTAAAAACTATATCAGCAGTCAAAGATAATGGTATTGCAGGTGCAGCATTCACCGGTGTTATTTGACCAGAAGTAATAGAATAATTTCCACTTGAATTAATAGCACGTATCCAATAAGTTCCGGGAGCTCTGCTTGAAGGAATCAAAACTTTCTTATTCGCTAACCCGCGATAAATCAAATGTGCGTCATCAGTTCCAAAATTAGCATCTTCATCTCTTATCTCATACCCAGAAAGGTCAGAATCAGTAACAATACCCCACGATAATTCTATATTTTTCCCCCAAGAATATGTGAAGTTAGGAACGTTAGAAGGATTAGTTGTTTTACCGACTAATGTAATTGGATTGGAAATACGTCCGGTAGATATAATGTCATTTACTGACTGTGTTTTAATCTTTATATTGTATGTTTGGCCGCTGTTTAATCCACTGCTTATTCTAAATGTTGTAGAAGAAGCCGGAGCTGTCCCATAAGCGACATAAGAATCTCCTGATTTTGCTATTTCAATAATATAATTTTTTAATAATTCACGTTTTGTTGCCGGTTCAGTCCAACTGACATCAAGAACAACAGTCCAAGTTCCATCAGTATTTACCCAACCGGTTTCAGATAATGAAATATTAGTAACATCGGTAACAGATTCATAGACTTTAGGCGGGCTTCCATAATCCCAATCATCAAATGTTGAACCAAAGCCATCATCTAACACCGAGCTGTTATATGCGTAACAAGTATATTTAGCTTTACCAAAACTGGCTTCAGTTATATTAACTATTCTAAATAATGCTGCTGTCCAACTCGGTCTTGAATGAGTAACTGAAACAATGTCATATTGTTCGCAATGCATTGCTTCAATCGTAGATTCAAATTCACACCAAACATCATTTAACTTCCCCTCATACAATAATTTATTTGCCTGACGAGATGCTTGTGATTGTCTTGTGATTCCATACATTTCAGTTTTACTTTCTTTTATGCCTCTATTATCTTGATCTAATTCATCTTCAGCCCATGCAATTCTTTTAGGATTTTTTATTTCTAATGCCGATACCCATTCAATGCCTATTTTATTCGGTATTTCATCTGATTTACCATAACCATAAGTAAATGTATCATTATTAATATTATCTTCAGTAAATGCCATTACAGAAGTTTCCCCAGATTTTTCATAAACTATTTTATATTTTGCACCGCTTCTAATTAATTGTGCGTTGCAAGTAATTAACATTTTTGCTAAATTATCTAATGCGGAATGTTTGGTATCTAAGGAAATAGTTAATTCATATCTTTCTTCAGTTCCTCCTTCTCCATTACTTACACCTTCTTCACAATGTTCGTAAAAATCACCAAAACTGTCATCATCTATAAATGATGAAGAAACACCACAACCCCCAACAACTGTGCTTAAACCTAAGTAATCTCTAATTATTGCGGCTGGATTTTTAGAAAATACTTTTGTATCAGTCCATTGATGTATGCCTGAATCCCAAATCGATACTTTTCTTCCTCGTATTTGAGCGCCTAATGTTGGATTACTGCTTACATCATCTCCTGCAGTCAATGTTGTGGCAATATAACAAACATCTCTTAATCCTTTAACGGTAGCAGAACCTCTTGAATCAACTTCTTGAGTTGTTGTACCTGTATATGCGGTATAACTACAACCGGATAATGTAGAAATATCTTTTTCATCAACAATTACATCAGTTACTGACTGGACTTCTCCGATACAAAAACCAATAAATCGTTGAATAGTAGTTCCGGGGTCTGACTGCCATATTATATTACCGCCAACAAGGATTGGACCTCCGTATATTATAGGTACTATCCCTTCGTTAGAAAAAGTATTAGATATTTCTCTAGATGTATATTTTGAACCTGATGCATCTAATTTATCTAATTTAGTTGAATTCATTAATGAATAACCAATAGAAATAGCAGTTAATGCAGAGATAACAGGATGCAGCCATATATAATCAACTATTACTACACCGACAGCCCAAATTGCACCAACTACATCAGCGTAAACATAATCGATACTGCCGAACAAAAACAATAAAAAAATGTATATTTTCTTAAGCATTTGGTCTATACCCCATTAAAACAAATTCTTTTAAATACCTTAGTCGGGTAAGGCACGATCCGATGAATTTATCCATATGCAATATTTGTTTATTATTTATACAAACTCCTAATGAACCAACACCATTAGGATTATCAATTATTACTATATCTCCTTCTTCTAAATCATTAAGTCCTATCGGAGTTGAAAAGGATTTTAAAACATTTATCATACGCTCTCTATCTTTTTTAATATCCCTAAAAAATATATTTTTCCCATCAGTAAATGGTATTTCTTTTCCCTTAACATACTTGTAGTATAAATAAACAATACCTCGACAATCACAAGCAGTAAAATCTTTATGGTTTAATTTAAAAGGTATGCCGATTAATTTATTCAAATCTATCATTTCGTTAAAGGTATTGTATGAAAACCATGATAATTAATAGTATTAGAAAATATAGTATCGCAAGAATTTAATGTTTTATCACAACCACGATAAACTACATACTCATCTCCGGCTGTAGCTGCTGTGTCTAAAGCATAATCTAATGTTAAAGCGTCTGTTGCCGCGTCAAAGTCTAATATTTTTCTTGATGAACCATTATTGTTCCCGGAAGTAAAAGTAATCGTTCCCCAATTCCAATAATCGTCTGCTTGTATTAAATTAATTGTATCAATAACAGTAGTTGTCGTTCCATCTGTAACTGTTCCTGTAACTTTATTTTCTGCTGCCTCTTTATTTATTTGGCAATAAGCATCACCGAACCTAGCATTACAGGCAATTTGATAAGGCCACCCTGTTTCAAAACCTAATGAGCCAATTACTGGAGTACAAGACGCTGACATTTGCTTCCTTGAAAAAACTAAATTTTGAATGAATCCGTCAAATACTATTTTTGCATCTAAGTAAGAACTTAAATGATCCCTGAATATCAATCTAGTAACAATTCGTTTATTTCTAAAATCATGGCTTGCTGCAAATTCAGACATAGTTTTATTGACATTGTCTAATTGATACCCAACACGTTCTATTTCTCCTTGAGAACCTTTTTTAATAGCGCTTCTTGATATGCCTAATGGAGAATATACTTGTGAGGTATGGCCTAAATAAGTAAAAAAATATAATGGAAAGTAAAAATTAACGTAATGAAGTGTATTAGAATCTTCAGAAGTTTGAGAGCCTAAATAAATATCATGTATCTCTACTGGTTTGTGTTGTAATTGGTTTTTTATTGCTATTAACGTTGCTGATAAACTTAACATTTAACATCTCCTTAACCACTAGAGCTAGATGAACTTGAACTAAATGAACTGCTTGAGCTGAAAGAACTGCTAGAAGAACTTGATGAACTTGAACTGAATGAACTGCTTGAGCTGAAAGAACTGCTAGAACTTGATGAGCTAGATGAATTGCTTGAGCTAGATGAAGAACTTGAATGACTTGAGCTTGATGAACTGGAAGAACTGCTTGAAAAAGATGAAGAACTAGATGAAGAAGAACTAGAACTAGATGAACTTGATGAGCTTGATGATGAACTGGAAGAAGAACTAGATGATCTACTAGAACTTGATGATGAGCTGGAACTCATTGAGCTAGAAGAACTTGAAGAACTAAAATTTCCTTCAGGAGGTGAATATGTACTCCATCTAATCTCTTTCAATTTAATTCCTGTATGCAATAATTGATAAGCTGCCAATTCTCTTGTCAACTTATCTTCAAGAAATCTAACTTTAAAATAATAATCATAAGATAACAAAATTGCACCAGACGCAGGAATAGGGTCAAATGTAATGTATGATTTTTCAGTTGTAAAATTATTGCTTAATGTATAATTTGTATTAGCAACTCCACCAACCGTACAAGAACTATTTCCGGTTGTATCTACTGGAAAATTATGTAATAAGAATTCAGCAGTTCCGCCGTCAGCAGATCCAACTTCTTCATCTTCTGCTTGATATTCAGACAAAATTTTAATTAAAAAATAATCATAAGCACCTAATCTGGAAATATAAAAACTCCAGATTAAATCCATTGCTGCTTTAGTTAAAAATTTACAAGTAAGTTCATAATCTCTCAACCCATGATCCCATAAAGCATCGCGTTGTTCGACACCGCTTTCAGAATCACTTATATTGGTTTTAAAATTAATACTTTCTTGTAAACCAAATTCCGGAGTTAATGTTAGAATATCAGTATTAGCCATATCTTTGTGAAATTTTTCTTAATGATTGATTGTCTATTATGCTTCTTCCGGCAGCATTTGAGTATATATCACCGTTTTGTTGAAGCCTTTCTCTAAATGACCGTTCATCAATCGTTTGAATATAATAATTATTAACAACTTGTCCTGAACTCATTCCTTCACCGCGATTAAGACGATTTAAATTGTCAACTCCTAAATTATTCATTCCAACTCTACTTAATACACCCTCCCCCTCAAGCAATGTCGCAGGAACTTCTCCACCGGAATGAAACTTTTTTCTAAAACCAAAGCTATTGTCTTGATTCATAAAATAACCGCCTGTATGACCGGAAGTCGCGACAGCTGTATATCCTAAAAACCCGGCAGATTGTTTCCAAATAGACATTAACATTAATTTAGAAATAATTTCTAATATTGTTTTAAGCATTGTATCGCCAAATGAAACTACAACGTCTTTTAACGATTCAAAATCTCCTTTAACGATTTTAAAAAATCCGTCAGATAATGCAGTAACCATATTTGAAGCAAACGTTGTAGTCATTTCTAAAGTCGCACTAAAAGTATTTATTATATTATCATTGGCTTTTTCAACTATACCATCCATGCCATCAACCATACTCTTATATATTTTTTCTGCTTCCAATAATAATCCTTCATAAGTATCAACCATGCCTTTTATCGGATTTTTTAAGCCTTCAGCAGCGTCATTAATATTTTTAGTTATGTCATCTGAAAATGCTTTTAAATTTTTATCCCAATTACCTGTTTTTAAAAATGTTCCCAACTCTATAATTTTTGATATTGCAAGAGTAATAGCCCTCATTCCTTGAGCAAAATTGCCTACAAGATAACCTAAAGTTCCAAATACACCAATTATTGCTGCAGCTGCTTTACCCCAGCTATCTACAAAGTTTTTAGTGCTTTCTCTGGCAGTTTTTATGCTTTCTTTGAATTTTGTAATTTGTTCACCAATTAACCGCATTGCAGAAATGACAATAGGAGATTTTGTAACTATCATACCTAATTGTTCATTTAAATCTCCGATAGAAGCAGCTAATATGTTTCTTTGCCCTTCATACGTCTTACCCATAGCTTCAGCTATTCCATCAACAGAAGATTTTACCGCTTTCAATATTTCTTCAAATGAACCATATTTTGCAGTAGTTTCATCAATAGTAATACCATAACGTTTTAAATAGCTTGCTTGCCCGGTAAACGCTAACCCTAATCTTTTTGCCACTGCCTCAACATCAACTGTTTTCCCACCGGCTTTTAACGCAGCAGTCATATCAAGCATTGTAGGAAGAAGTTTTTTTATCTGAGCATCTGTCAATTTATAATTTGCTAATAATGCAGCTGATGAAATTATTTGTTCATCTCCATATCCTGTTAGAGTCTGTAAAGATGAAGCCAATTCAGTTATTCCGTCTATCCCTTCTTTAGAACCTCTCCCTGTTGCACGAAAAGCAGCAGATAATTTCATCATTGCGTTTTCTTGGATAATCGCAGCTTCGGTAGTTGCTTTAAATATCTTTAATGGTATTCTCATTGCAAAGAAATATAAAAGCATTATATTACGCAATGAACCGATTTTTCCTTGAAGTTCAGTAATTATACGATTATGATTTCTAGCGGCTCTACCAGCTTTCTCATGTCCTTGAGCCATTTTATCTAAGTTGATACCTACTGCTTTTCCTTCTTTTTGAACAGTAATACCGACCTTTTTAACAGCGTTTATTTGTTCATTAGTAGCTTTAATGAACTTGCCTGTGGCTTCATCTTTAAAAGACAAAAAAACTTTAAAATCTTGGTTTCCTGCAGCCATATTACACCTTATACTTATTTTTCATTGCTTCTGCTTCTGCTGATTCTAAAATATCGAATATATCTAATAATTTTGCCGGTTGTTCTGATACTCCGCCTCGAAACGGTAAAAATCCTTTTTTGTAATATCCATAATATTTAATATATTCTTTGACCTCTATAGGTAACATTTTTGCTACGCATCTGTCAGCTGGCTTTCCGTCTATTAAATATGGTTGAACCGGATTCCCATAACAACCTCTGAATTTTTTTTGATGTTCATTGCAATTGTGGCAATCAAGGCCAAGATTAGACACCTCGACTGCCAATGCTAGTTTTTTTCAAGTTCCTCACTTACTTGATTTTCACCCCATATTTCAGACGCTAATTCGTTAATAGCAAATAATGGAATCATTTTTAAAATCTCATCGTCAACTATATCTAGTTCTCTATCAAATATTTTTTCTTTAGTTATTTTAAATTCTATTTCTTTGCCATCGATTTTAAAATTCTTAAATCCTTTCAATCCGTATCTAACTATGGAGAAATTATTTTCTGTAAAATCAATTTCTCCTTGAACATAAACAGGTTTTCCGTCTTGTACTTCAATTTTTCCAAAACTTTTAATTATTCTTGCTTTCATAAAAGAATCCAAAGGGCCTATAAGCCACACAGTAGGATTATCCTTATCATTTTTTAATGAATATTCTTTTGTCATTCCGACACTGATTGGATCAACCACAATAACCTCCTTTAATAATTATAATTAATTTTTCTCTTAACAGATTTTTCTTTGCATTCTTTTATCCACCGGCTAAACCTATCTTTAGCCCATTTAGCAATTTGTGAATTCATTCCTAAAAATGACCGTATTATCGGCCCTATTTCTTGGTGTATGTACCCAACATAATCTCTTCTAGGTTTTCCTCTTGGAATTATTCCTACTTCGAATACATTTTTCCCCCTGTTGTAAACATGTATCGCATTGTACATAATGCCCTTTCTGTATAATGCCCTATAAGGATATGAAGATCCTTCTCTTTTTTTATCTTTAATTGTTTTTACCGAAAGCTTAGCAAACGAAGAACCATCAAGATTAGTTTGATTGCGGATATTCTTACGTGAATTAACAGCAATTTTATTAGCAATCTGTTTTAAAGGAACAGAGGCATTGCTAAAATTAGGAATATCCGCATCAATTTCTATCCTACATTTAAAACCACTACTCATATAATCCCTTATGATGATGTACTGCTAGAAGAACTGGAACTACTACTTGACGAACTAGAGCTAGATGACGTTCCCATAGTAATACTAATTTCATCGTTACCACCATCAGAATTTTTACAGATTTCGCAAGTCGCGTTCATTGCCGCGATACCACTTCTATCAGACTCTTTTAAACTAGTGTATCTTACAGCAGGCAAAGAAAAGTAAATATTATTACCATTTGAATCATTGATAGTGATTACCACTGCCATTGTATCTCTAGATAGTATTTTTGAGTAAAAATCATGACTGGCAATAGAAACCAATTCCGGATCAAATGTCATTTGTGGATTCCTTCCAACAATCCTTGCGTAATCAATACCGCTTGAATCTTGAGGCCTAGGAGAAATAACAACCTCATTTTGCATATCTATTTCGCAAGCATCTAACACTAAGCTATCCCCATCAATAGTAACTGTAGCCCCCATAAAAATAAACGGAACTTGCGCCGGATACGTTGGAGTTAATAATGCTGTATCGCTATGCTCGTCATATTTTCCTTGCATCGCAAATTCACAAAACACAGGTTCTCCAACTTTAAATTGAAACTTTACATTGCCAGCACATCCACACATTGTCTTCCTTATTCCGTCTAAATACTTTGCTATCGTACAAGTAACGAAATCACTTGATATTGGAACATAAGTATTCGAAACGCCTGCAGAAAGACTTTCAGAAAAACCACACGCAGTTAGAAATGGAGTTATCGGAAGTGTTGTACCTTTTGATCCTGAAGCTGGACCCATTAATTCTGCTTTAAATGAAAGCGCCATTTTCCTTGCCCCCGGTTCAGATCCAAACCTAGACATTGTTTTAATTACTGGATTTCTTTTAAACTGCTCAAATTCAGCGTCCATTACAGGTTCATAAGCTAATATTGTGGCTTGTGCAGCAGCTAATGTTTCAGCTTCTCCGCTAGTTGTTTCGACCTTTCCGGCTAATTGAGCGACACGTGTTATTTTAGCCATATTTTCCTCCTTTAAATAATTCTATCACCAATATTAATAACTATATTTACTGCATGACATAAAACTGCACCTAACATAACTGTGCTGAACTCTCCGATAATAGGTATATGCACAATGTTTGCATACCCTCCTAATGTTGGATCGTTAATAAAACTAGCGCAAATAGTTTCAACTAAGTCTTGGAATGTTTTTTCTGTAGCTAATTCGTTATAAAATGAATAAAAACCACGAATAACAAAAGTATGGTTTATATCTTCAACATCACCTGACCCCCCATGCCCTATTCTCTCAAAATTAGTCCTTTCTATATCCCAAGTATTTACTTTGGAATCTTTTATAAATAAATCTTTATATGTTGCTAAATCACTACAAAAACGTTTATAATCATAAACGTTTTCTACACCTGAAATAGCTTCAAGTTTAGTTTTTATTTGTGTTCTAATTAATGATAATGACATTTAAACTAAAGCGGAAGGATAGATAACAAGAAAAAATGAAATTGCATCTATCTCCGCCTTCTCCTTTATCTCTTTGACTGGGGAATTACCTCCATCTAACCGGATGCGTCAACATATCTTCTTTCCATGAATATTCCATGTCAAGATCCTTGACCGCTATACCGGCTGAGGCTGCACCAGATTCTTTTGATTCAACACCTAATCCCATTAATGAATTATAAATGGATATCTTCTCTTTAGCCAATCCTGTATAAAGATCAGATTTCCGTTGATAATCAATAACATCAGCTTCGATTGTTGAATCTGTACTTTGTGCAAATTTTGCCGCGAGAGCCCAGAAACAAAGAGCAGCAGTCAAATTAACGACTGCTTCTATATAACTATCATTTATTGTACAAGTTGTTTCATTTAACGTTTGAGGCAACGCATATTCATATCTCAATTTTTTATCATTAGCAGGAATGAAAGTCAATATCCTAATATAAGTTGTCATCACATCACCAACAAGCTTTTTAAAGAACTTCCAATCCATTTGTTCAAGGTAACTAGGATTTTGGTAATCATCAGCCGGATATTCAATAGGCCCAACAATATAAGAAGTACCTTCTACCCAATCAGTAGGTAAAGCAAAGTCGTAAGAAGAACCATCTCCTGTTTCTTCTTTCATCTTAGTGTAAGGCTTATCTTTTGAAAAAATAATAACAGCCTGAGATAAAATTCTATATTTATCATCAGGCTGAAGTTTTTCAGCATCGTCCTGCAAAGCAGTTTCTAAGCGAGATAAATAATCTTCTCTAGTATATGACACATAACCTCCTTATGAAGCTTCTGAACTAGATGAAGATGAAGATGAACTCGAGCTTGAACTTGATGAACTCGAGTATGTATTTACGTTAGAAGGTAAACTACCCATGAGTTGTTGTCTTTTGCGTTCATTTATAATGAAATTACATTCTTCTTTAATCACATTATACAGACCACATGCAACATTCTCACAAGTAATACCTGCACCTGCGTTACTTTTGAACGGACATTTATAAGCTGGGGCTGACATTATATATCTCCTTTAATATCCCGGTGGGGATATACCCCACCGGGAATTAATTTTTAACTACTTTCACTAGAGCTAGAACTCGAACTAGACGAGCTAGAACTGCTAGAACTTGATGAGCTTGACATCTCACCTTCTACGTACACATCAAATATCTTGAAGAATCCTCCAGAAGGCCCTCCAAACTCTAAATATTTTGATGCATGCTCAGTAGAAGTTATTTCTACTTTTACGTAGCGTCCATACTTTTGCGTAAGAGCAATTTCTTGCCAAATTCCTGTGTCTTGCCATGTGGTAATTCCTGATTTAGTAGCACTTCCGAAATCTACTGCTGAATCGCTAACATAAATATTTACATTAGTAGGATCCCAACTTAAATCTCCACCACTTCTCCCTCTTACTTGACTTACCCAACGGCTTTGTCCAAGGTCAACTATAAACCAATGTGTTTCATCGGCAGAATGTTTCCAAACATTCAAACCATCAAGTGCATTTTCAACAGTTGTATCACCACCATCATCTCCACAATCAGAGTGAAGATTAGAGCTAGTTATTCCAAACCATTCTTGGTTCAAAGAACTAGAACTACTAGAACTGCTAGAAGAACTAGAGCTGAATGAACTACTTGATGAACTGGAAGAACTCGAGCTAGATGAACTTGAACTTAAAGAGCTGCTAGAAGAACTTGATGAACTCGAGCTAGATGAGCTAGAGCTACTAGAAGAACTTGAAAAGCTTGAACTACTTGAAGAACTAGATGAACTTGAGCTAGAAGAAATTGAAGAACTAGATGAACTTGACGATAGACTACTAGAAGAAGAACTAGATGAACTTGACGATAGACTACTAGAAGAAGAACTAGAAGTATTTCCGGATACTGTTACATTTAATGCATACCAATAACTGCCGTCGCACCAGAAATCTGCTGTTTCATATTTTCCTAAAACAGCAGTGTCATAACTAGCACCACCACCACCAAAACCAGCAGCGACATAAACACTGCCTTGATCCGATGTTTCTACAAAAATACTAGCACCTTTTAAATTATCACTAGCGGCAGGTAAAGTTAAAGTAACATTAGAAGTTAATTTGACAAATAAAGAACCACTTCTTAAAACATCATCCTCTGTTAAAGAGTAATTTGTAGATTTGCTTAAAGTTGTGCCTCTACGATTAGCTACACTGTATTTGTATCTGGTAGGTTTTGGCATAATTGGGCCTCCTTATTTTTAACTAGCACCAACTGCGTTTGATAACGCATACCAATAACTGCCATCACACCAGAATTCAACAGTATTATAAGCTCCTATTGTTACAGTATCATAGCTAGCGCCACCGCCACCGAAACCGGCAGTAACAGCAACTTTAGATGAACCATTATTACCATGGATATATACACTAACGCCTTTTAATGCTGAACTAGCTGCAGGCAATGTTAACGTATATGCACCATTAATTTTAAAAAATTGACCAATTCTTAGAATATCAGTTTCAAGAATAGCATAACTTGCAGCTTTTGTGGTAGCAACACCTCTTTCATTCGCCACTCCGTATTTATACCTGGTAAACTTTGACATTTAATGCCTCCTTAACATTAGACATTTTACAGTCTAACAGCTGTGCCGGGAGATTATTCCCCCGGCCATTGCCATTAATTCGGTTTTTAAGTTACTATAGACCCTGCGAATGCTCTAAAATCAACAACTGCACCTCCGTATTCATGACGAACTTTATACCTAATAGTATCGTGAGTAAACACGTTACCGACAGTAGGCTGATCTTGAACTAAAATTTCCGGTTCTTCTTTACCGTTTAAAAATCCTATTTCTACACCTTCTACATCAGAAGTTTTCGCTGAAATGTAATAATTATTCTCATCTCCGCGTAAGAACGGACTTTGCTGTACTTCGAATTGGTCGCGAAGTGTATTGATGCCACCTTCAGCGTTTTCTGGATTCTTATCTGATTTCTGTAAAGCTAATGCAGTACCATTCAAAGCTCTAGGCACCCACAAAATAGGTTTCTCTAATGCTAAGAACTGTGTTACCTTGCGGACATCAACAGCTGCTGCATGTTCAGCCGCAGTAGTACCGAACAATCCTCTGGCAATCGTCAAAGCGTCAGTTGACACTGCATCTACTCTTACAATTTCACCGTCTAACCAAGCATAATCTCCTGCCTTAAAATATTGACCAGTTCCACCGGTAACATTTAATGTAGTAGCACCAGCAGTTAAAGGATCATCAACAACATCAGTCTTATATCCTAACTCACATTGATACCACATATCATTCAATAAATCTTGAAGGTTATCATAACCTAACGCACCTGTACGATAGTTTTTATGTGCTGCGACATAAAGAACTGCACTATCATAAATAGTTGCAGTATTGATTCCTGAAGCTCCATACCCTAACATTAAATCAAATACGAACTGATTCAATGTATATCCGGCAGCTTTTCCAACTCTTTTAGGAATTCCTGTTAATACTTTCAAATCATCATCAATGATTGATCTTCTGGTAACAGTAATTAATCCACCTTTAGTCATCACAGCGTAAGTTGCCTCAGTATCACCAGGGAATCCTAACTCAGGGTAAGTAGGTGTTGCACTATCTATCGGTGTTCCGGCAACTGTTCTCGCTGCTTGCACAGTAGGCAATACACCAAAACCGCCCCACTGAATTCTTTCTTGCAATTTAAAATCTTTGATGCTTGTCGTTACTGCTATTTTTTTCCAAAGTTCAGGTATTGCTCTATATTCAGGTAACATTCTCCTTTGCATAGAATAACCTAAAGCATAAGAAAAAGTAGTGTTATCATCAATGACTGATTCGCTTAATCTAGCTAATGCACGTGGGCCTAATCTTCCTGATACTTCTGCATCATCAGTAAATGCCACGTAAGCTTCTTTTAATGACCTAAATCCATCGATGTCTTTATATTTATCCTTTTCTTCTTCGTTAGGCTTATATCCTAACATCAAATCTAATGAAGCTTGGATACGAGTGATAGGATCTCTTTTTACAAAAGAACCGTCAAAATCTCCACCAAAATCAACGATTGCATTGCTTTCAACTAATTTTGCCAATGTATCACGTTCTGATTTGATAGATTCTTTGATTTCTGATTCTTTAAATATTTTATTCTTAAACGAATTGCGAATTTTATGCTTAATAACCTCTGGAAGATTACTTTCTCCTAAAGCAACTTCTAACATTTCTTTGCATTCTCTTATATCTAATTGCTTCTTAATATTATCAAATTTTGATTCTAAATCTTTATTTTTCTTTTCTAATTCTTCTTTTTTCTTAGCCTCAGTAGCAGCACCATCTTCTTGCGCCTTTGCTAATTCTTTCTTTTTCTTTAGCTGAATAGGATTCAAATCTGCATCATCAGTATTAAGTAATTCATCATCTGATAATTCTTTTTCTTTTGCTATCGCGTTTAATAAAGCTTCTGCTTCATCATATTTCTTATCTTTCATTTTACTTACGACATCTTCAAGTCCTTTAGCTTTATCTGACTTTTTACTTTTTGCTTCTTTGACCAATGATTCAAAAATACTAATTACTTCTTCCTCTGTGATATTAGCAATATCAACGCTTTCCAGTATTTTAGAATTAAACTTCTTCAACGATTCAAGAATTCTTTTAAACATCTGCTCAATACCTCCTTTTGTGTTAATACTTTCTATTATTTTAAGTAACCCGCCACCTGCAGCTGGTTGAGTTACGAAATCCGTACTGAAAACCCTACTTATACCGTTTACAACTGTTACCGGTTGACCATTAAGCATACGTACACTTGACGGCCCTTCAGCATTTATAGATAGCCCAAGCAAGTTCTTTAACCCCTTTTGCCAAGCGTTCATAAGCATTTTCTTCAAATCTTTAACTCTTGAATTTTCTTCTAGCAAATGTAAAGATGCAGTTAACCCGGCAACTTCTCTGCCTTCCACTTTAACAGTTTCAAACTTCACGTTGTCAATATACCCGGCAGTTTGTAGAGGAAAACCTTCTGGGCGTATTTTTTCTATTGATAAAGGAACATGGTCAAAATGCTTATCTTTCCATTCATAAAAACAAACTTTTGATTTTTCAAATAGAGGAATTGCTTTTTGGAGGGCTTCTTTTGTGTAATATTTGCCGTTCTTAGAAAGACCTTCTTCAATAACCATTACCTTCCAAGTATCACCTGAAGGGCTGCTTTCTAAAAACGCAGCAATATTTAAATGGTTATATTTCATTAAAAAATTGCTTTTGATAATTCTTTAGTTATGTATAAAATTGCTTCTTTTTTACTCTCCGGCTTTCCTACCATTGGTGTACCGCATTTAGGACATTTGACTTCATTACAAGGAATACCTCTATTATGCTTTATTTCTTCTTTGCATTTAGGACATATACAAACGTCTGTACCGCCATCGCCTTGTTTATCACCACCAACACCTACACCATCACCTCTAGCCTCAACAATAGCACCTGACAATTCTTTAGTTATTCTATTAATTACGTCTGCTCTGTTTTCTTGTTTTTCTGGAGTGCTAGCCGGTTCAAATGAAATATAATCTATGTTATGTTTTTTTAACCAAACTTTAGCTTCTTCTGTGGTAAATTGATGTTTACCAAATCGATAAGACTGGATCTTCATCGGAGAACCAGTATCGCCTTTAGATTTTTGCAATATAACACTAATACCGGGAGCTATAGATTTTCTAGCAAACACACCTGAGTTGTGTGGTAACGGCTCAGCTACGCGACATGCGTGTTCCGACGGGTAAGGCAATTTTACCTCCTGTGGATAACTTGTGAATAACCTGTATAATTAAAATATAGTCCTATATTTCGTAAATGTCAAGAAAAAAAACAAAATTATCAAAAAATACCCTTGCACAATGATACTCTTTGTAATAAAATATATGTATGAAAAAGTGTTTATTTCCAAAATGTAAAAGTAATTATTACGCAAAAGGGTACTGTTTAAAACACTATTATGCTATTATTCTAAGAGGTGGCTACAAAAAAAGAAAATGCAAGGTATCTAATTGTAATAAGATGATTTGGGGAGAATCGACATTATGTCATAGGCATTTAGATAGATTTAAAAAAAATAAACCAATGGAATTAACTATAGACTGTCGCAAAGGAAAATATAATTCAAATTGGCGAGGAGGTATCTCTTTATATAAAAATAAAGGAGAATATAAAAAAAATAGATTAATTAAACTCAAACAAAATAATAAATGTGAAGAATGCGGAAAATCAAATGTTAAATTTCAAATACATCATAAAGACTTCTCTAAAACAAATCATAATTTAGACAATTTAAAAGTACTATGTTTATCTTGTCATAAAAAACTCTATCATAGATTTACAAGTTCTAAATTCAAAAGACAATATGGTTATACATTACATCAAATATCTAAACTTCTAAAACTAACTATGTGGAAAACTTATTCATTACATTTAAGAGGACTACTAAATAAAAAGATTAATTAATTTTTTTTATTTAATGTCCAGAAATCATTGCTTTCGTCATTACGTCTTGAAATATATATACCTTTTAAAATTCCCCCAGAAAATTCTATTGTTTTTTCTAATTCTGTACTTTCAAGGATAGATATGTTTCCTTTATCTAATACTTTTACCCAAGAAAGCATATCAGTGACATTCAATTCACTATCTGGTGAAATGAATGTTATTCCTTCTGAAAATTTATTGATAATGTATTTTGAAGGTTTAATATAAAATGTTGATTCTTTAAAATCTTCACTGATTAAACTTTCATTAAGATAAATATCCATACCTAAATCAGTAGAAACAACAAAATTATCTATCCTGTCTTTTTTTCCTCTCCACCATTGGTTGTAAAATGTAAAATTACCTATTTTCTTTTCTGCTTCTTTCATTTTAATGTTAAATTCATATTCATTATAATCAATGTTGCTTTCTTTTAATTCTTTCAACGTATTAAACGATTGTTTACTCCCATCAGCATTAATTGTTGTGTAATTATATTCAGTATATCTATCAAATAATTCCAATGCAAACGGAGATAATTTTTCCGGGTGAAAATTAGTGTTTTTTGATTCTATTATTTTTGATACACAATTACGAAATGAGCTTTTTAACTGTTCAAAAGTTTTTTTCACTTCATCACCTCTGCGTTTAGAGGCATATAATTTAAGTATTTCTTTAAGCTCTTTTTCTAAAATATCAGATGATTCATATATTCTAGAAAGGTCATTAACGCTAAGAAACTCAATAGATTCTTTCATCAAATCTATATCAAAATCAGATTCCAAATAAGAATTATTTTGTTTGATTGAATAATTAACAACTAACAATTCTGATTTTCTAGTCATGTGTCCAGAACTCGGTGCGGCAAGATTATATTGAGAAAGTATTTTACGAGTATATTTTGCTTCTTTCCAACCATCACAAACTTCATAAGTTATCATCCACTTACCCGGAACTGTTTTTGTAAATGATTCAAATTCTTCTTGTGTTGGACACCACTTCCAATTCATCTTTGCAGAAGGATAAGGTGGATCCATGAATGTAAAAGATTCTGCATTAGAATATTTTTTTATAAATTCTCTATAATCCATGTTTTCAATGGTTACCCCTTGCAATCGTTCTTTTATCTTCATTAACCGCGAAGTTACTTTCATAACATCGCCTTCGGCCCGGTCATCATAAGAACGCATCTCACCTGCATCTGAAGCTGCTTTAACATAAACATAGCGATAAAATTGATAAGCCGGATCCTTATGAGTATTATTTTCTTTCCATTCAGATAACAATTTCCCAAAAGTAACCTTAGATGTTTTCCAATCAAATTTATTCAATGCTTCTAACTGCTGATCTGTTAAATTCTGCATAAATTTAAAACAAGTAGCAATTTCACTATCTTTATCATTTATATATTCTTCTTCTCCTTTTTTCTTTCTGAACAATACTGATCCACCGCCAATAAATGATTCAACATATCTTTTATGTTCGGGAAACATTGCTATTAATTTTCCAGCAACAAAGAATTTTCCTCCCGGAGAACCAAACGCGCCTTTAACACCTTCCATAAAATTACAATTATTAGATGTAACGTCAATCCTATCTAAAGAAAAATTTTCTAATAATGCAATTAAAAACCCTTTATTCTTCATTGTTATCATCTCCTTTTTATTCTTCATTGTTATCATTATCATTATCAGTATCACTTTCTATATCCACACCTAATTGAGAAATAACGGCGTTAATAATAGTTTTTGCTTTTTTATCATCAATCCACTTTTTATCAGAAGCTTGCGCTAATCCTGATATTAATCCAGACATAGCTTCAGCAGTTCCTTTGCTGCTATCTCTTGAAACTATAGGTGAAGGTATTACTTTAAATGTTCTATCAACGTCTGCTTTTAATGTTTTAGCAATTATTGCTTGATCTATAACAAAATCAAACATTCTCTTAATAATGAACTTAACTTTTTTCTGTTTTGTTTTTAAGTTTTTTAGAGTAGGTAAACTCATCTCCATCGCAGTTGCACGTGTAGTTTTATCTCCTTCGGCAAACCAATGGCCTGGAAAACCTGCACCACCTAATATTTGATTTTTAAATAATGCAGCTTCTCCTGACGCATCAGCAGATTCTAATTTAGGTGTTTCAGATTTCCAAGTTATTTTTTCATTATGCGCTCTTATTGAACCTGGTCGAGGTGGTGCTAATTTTTTAACAAATTCTTGCAATTCAGCCTCATTCATTCCTTCACAAGCTACATCCCAAATAAATGAATTCAATAAAAATGCTCTTTCAAGCCTAGTGAAAAGAAATTGGTCATATCCATCAAGCCAATCAGCTAATCGCAGTAATACACTTCTACCACGAGTTGCAGAACTTACCTTATTAACTGTGAAATAGAAACATTTACCAGTTAACTTGCCGTAATTGTCTGAACGGATATTCCTATCAACATTTATAATATCCATTACTTCTTCTTTAGAATTTCTTCCGAACTTTTTCCATATAAGAGATTTATTTATTTTAGGATTATTTGTATCTTTTACTATTTTTAGTATTGTCTTAGGATCAATGTATCCTAATTTAACTGCACCGTTAGCTGAGTTAACCCAAGTCGGTAAACATAATTCTCCAAACAAATATAATTCAACAACATTAACATTCATTTCTTCATCAAGATTATTATCGGGATCATTCCAAAAGTCATCAAGAACTTCTTTTACACTAGGATCCTTTGCCGAATAAGTAAATCCATCACCAATAACAAAATCTTCTATAATTTCAATAATCCTTCCGGCCATAGGATTGCTATCGTATAAATAAAATGCAATGTCTTGCATTCTATTTTGCGTAAGAAGGCTTAAATCTCTTATTTGATTAGTTGTTAAAGACCGCCACAATGAATCTTCGCCAGATCCTCCAACCATCGGATATGCTTCAGCTAATCTTTTATTTATTTCTATCGCTCTTTTTTTCCTTTCTTTAAAATTCAATATAACGTTGCTTGAATCTGGTTCTGTATAACTTTTTCGTTTTTTCATAATATATAGCTCCTTCTTTCTATCCTTTTATCACCGATAACACCTGAAACAGAAGTACCTTGTATCCTATTTTTCTCAACCCTTCTTATTATGTTGCCACTTGAATCCTTTATCGTATCTCCCGGGTCCAGATTGACAACAATGCCTGCTGCTTTTGAAGTAGGAAACAAATAATTTATTCCATATTCAACAGCATTCACAGCGTGTGTGTATTTGTTATCTATATGGTCTGTTCCTGTTCTATTCGTTGTTACATTTTTCATACACTTAGCCAAATCTAGACAACTAAGATCGTTAGATATATTAAACTGCGGACGGCCATGGATATATTTCTTCAAACATATCTTAGTACATTTCATCTTTTCATAATTAGAAAGTTCACGCGTGCGTATTCTTATCTTCCCATTAGATACGCTTTTATAATCATCAATCACACTTGTTTTAGTAACACGATTTCTTTTAGCCCCTGATTTATCTCCTATATATATTATATCCTCTATATCACCATAATATCCTATGGCATCAAGACATTTTAAAAGCTCACGATACAATTCAGAAGTAAGTTTATTGATAAATATTTTATAATAAATAAAAAATAACCTATCTTCAAAATCTTTTTGAGCAAATACAAATGGTTCTCCGGCTAGCCCGAAATCCATAAAACAATATAATTTAGATTTTGGATTATAATATACTTTATGATTTAAAAGATGAATTCCATCGTCATATTCCGGATAAGACCTATTAGTCCTTGCTTTATCATACTGCACTAACATATCTTGCGCTATTTCCTGTTCAGTTAAAGAAGCTGTTTTCCTGTCATACCATGCTTTATCATGCTCAGGATTATCATTCCAATTAAATCTCATCTTAACAAATCCGGAATTAGGCATATCTTTTATCTCACAAAATTTATTATTTGTACTTTCACTAGGTGGAGTGGAGTTTAAGCATATAGCATTTGAAGCATGACGAACGCCTTTCCACATTTCATCAAGACAATCAATAAACGCTGCTTCATCTAATAATATAAATTTATATTGAGTATCTCTACCGGCTTTAGGATTAGATGATTCTCCTTTTATTACTGAATTCATAGAAGGAACAGAAAATATTAAAAATGGATTATGTATCTTCGGCTTAAGAAACTGAGGAAGCCTTTGATACATAAATAACAATCGCCCATGCAAAGAATGAAATGTATTGCCTGTATCTTGCACTTCAGATTCTTTTCTTGAAATATTTAATGCGGTAAAACCTTTCGTATAAAGCACCTGATGCAATTCCCATGCCATAATGCACCATGACACCCCCTGCTCTCTGGCTTTATCAATAAATAAATCTTGGAATTTATCTAATTGATTAATCAATTTTATTTGATGTTTCCAAAGAACAAATGGTTTTATAGACGGAGTTCTATTGGTGTTAATCGTCCAAAGATAATTATTAAACCAATAAATTTTATCTTCAACACAACGGCGATACTCACTAAATTGCCATTTCTTTGCATCATTAGGAGATCTCATTGCAATCTCTTTTTTCCAATCAATCCTTTCTACATTATGCGTCAAAACTTCCATCTTGAGATATCTCCTCTGCACTTAACATTTTTCTTTCTTCTTCTTTTTGAGTTACTCCACCGGAAAGAAATACTTCTAACCTTGCTAAACGTTCAAAATCCTTCATTGTCGTTTTATCCATTAACTTACTAACTATTTTCCCTTCACCTTTACACGCCAAACACAATTCTTTCTGGCCTGTTTTTGTATTGATTTGAGTACCTTCTCCTTCACAACATTTACATACTTTGTCTGCTATTCTTTCTTCTATATTATCTAATGTTTGCCTGATAATATGAAGCATTTTTGTTCTTCGTTCTTCAAGAAGAACATTAAATTTTTCTGATATTCTATCTTGAAATATAGTAAGACGATACTGAAGTGGTTTAATCCCTCGCTTAGCATCTCCTTTACTAAAGTATTTTCTTGCTGTTTCAAAACATATCTTTGTATTTTTTGCTGCTTGTTTCAATGAAGCACCTTCAGCTAAATGGCTGAATAATTCATCAACTTTTTCTTGAGGTAAAGAATACCTATATCCATATCCTTCTTTCTTATCTTTGTTAAATCTTAAATTAGCTAACGATTTTTCATTTATCATATTAATGCGCCTCTTTCTTTTTTACTAAAAATTCTATTGTTCCTGTACGTTTATCCGCCCCAGAATTAAATGTTGCATAAAAAAATAATGCAAATGAACCAACTACCAATGGTGTATATTTGTACCTTATCTGCGTTCCGGCTATTGTTGCTGTAGTTTCAGCTAATACAGCAGTAGTAGATCCTACTTTCCATATTTGAACTTTTGCACTATCAGCGTCAGGTGTTTGCGCTACGCCATTGATTTCGAATGATCCGCGGAACGTTACATCATCCGCAACATAATACAAGTTTTTCTTATTTGGCATATTTATCTCCTTATTTATTGTTCTTCAAATCTATAATCATATGTTTTATCTTTGAATTTATAATCATATGTTTTATCTTTGAATTTATAATTATATGTTTTATCTTTGAAATAAACTTGATATGGAAGTGATGAAGCAGAACTTGAAGAACTTGATGAGCTGGAACTACTAGAACTGCTAGATGAACTAGAACTGAATGAACTGCTTGATGAGCTGGAAGAACTAGAACTGCTAGAACTGAATGAACTGCTTGATGAACTAGAACTGCTAAAAGAACTAGAACTGCTTGAACTGAATGAACTACTTGATGAACTAGAACTGCTAGAACTGCTAGAAGAACTAGAACTGAATGAGCTGCTTGATGAACTAGAACTGCTAGAAGAACTAGAACTGAATGAACTACTTGATGAACTAGAACTGCTAGAAGAACTATAACTACTGGAAGAACTTGATGAACTAGAACTACTAGAACTGAATGAACTGCTTGATGAACTAGAACTGCTAGAACTGAATGAACTGCTTGATGAACTAGAGCTGAATGAACTGCTTGATGAACTAGAGCTGCTAGAACTGCTAGAAGAACTAGAGCTGAATGAACTGCTTGATGAACTAGAGCTGCTAGAAGAACTAGAACTGAATGAACTGCTTGATGAACTAGAACTGCTAGAAGAACTAGAGCTGCTTGAACTGAATGAACTGCTTGATGAACTAGAACTGCTAGAAGAACTATAACTACTGGAAGAACTTGATGAACTGGAACTACTAGAACTGCTAGATGAACTAGAACTGAATGAGCTGCTTGATGAACTAGAACTGCTAGAAGAACTAGAACTGAATGAACTGCTTGATGAACTAGAACTGCTAGAAGAACTATAACTACTAGAAGAACTTGATGAACTGGAACTACTAGAAGAACTAGAACTGAATGAACTGCTTGATGAACTAGAACTGCTAGAAGAACTATAACTACTAGAAGAACTTGATGAACTGGAACTACTAGAACTGAATGAACTGCTTGATGAACTAGAAGAACTGGAACTACTTGAACTCGAAGAAGAAGACATCAAAAAATCCCAATTAAAATCTCCATTACTGACTTTTAATCTATAAATGAATGATGTAGTCTGGTCTATTAAATCTATTTGGTCATCTTGAACTGTAATAGTTTCTTCCCAGCCAAATTCTCCATTGTTGATAAATAACTTCCAATATGTTCCTAGGTTAACTGTATCTTCTACTATCGGTTCAGATTGAGCATCATCGACGGTAGTATCCCATAAAAACTCGGTATTATCGATTTTCAAGGCATACTTATCAGCGGTAGAACGGTCTTGAAGTGTATATTGATTGACAGCCATTATTTCATTTTTTCAATTTGTATTTAATTGTAAGAAAAAAACTTTCTAGAATAATGGCTTAAAAGTTTTTTCTTTCGACTATCATCTATATCTTTGAACTCACCAGATTTCTGATTTACAAAAATATATTTCTCAGCAGCTTCAATCGCCGCTTTGAATCTTCGCCTTTCAAAACTTTTAAGCCAAGTATTCCAAAGTTTAGCACCTTCAGATATCGCTTGAGCAACTGCAGTTATAGCTATTATCAGTCGTTATCTTCAATCCCAAAGGTATCTCTAATTAATTTGCATAATGGCAGTACAATAATATCATCAATTTTATTTTCTGATTTCTCAACAGAATTTTCAATAACATCAAGCAAAGCATCAACTGCTTTTTTAAGTATTTCAGGTTTCAACAGTTTTAACATCGCCGGAAGAAGATAAGTCAATACATTTAACATAAACACCTCCTATACTTTTTCACTACCTATATATAATCATTAAATTACCCATAGCACCCCTTGTTTATTCCACATCAATATTAGCAATATCAGCTTTGATAGCTTCTAAGTCTTTGATTTCGCTCTGTAAAGAAGCAATAGACTTTTCTTTATCGGCTATTTTCCTGTCAATCAATTCCGGCGTCATAGACTTTTTATTTGCTTCAACTTCTACTTTAGAGCCATCTCTGGCAGTTACTTCTTGATAATAAGTTATAACATAAGTGGGCTCATTTTCTGTTTTCTCTACTGTGTAAGTTTCAGCGTAAACGTTAAGTGTCAAACCTAAAATAATCAAAATCCATAGATACTTCATCTTCTTTCTCCTTTTTTCCTACAACCGGTTATTAAAAACTTTCCTTCTGTTTTAAGCACGCCAGCCACAGGTTAGAACTGCAACTGGTAGAGGCGTTTGGCGGTTTATAAGTCTAACTTCTCCGCCTTAGCATATCTCTATTGAGCCGTGCGTTCTCTTTTTACTTTCTCTGCTTCATAATCACTCTTTACTTTTTCTGTCCATACTGCATTAGCTATTGTCTTTACTCTTGCTGGTTGTTTGTCTAAGACTTCTTCAGTTGCGTCAGGGGCTACTACGTGTCTATGATAAGTTTTAGATATTTCAACGCCGTCTTTGTAAACTCTGGTTGCTTTTCTAACCTGTAATTGTCCGTCCTCCAAGACTTCAATTTGGTATGTTTCTTTCTCAGTATATGTTGGTTGAGCGAAAACTGGTAGTGTTGTTAGTAGTGTTGTTAGTAGTGTTGTTAGTAGTAAGTATTTCATATTTCCTCCTTATTGTGTGCTTATAATATAAGCTGTATGAATACCAAAATCACTATTGTTTGCAAACTCAGCATCTGTTATCGTAGTCGTAGCTCCACCTTCTGTTGTTTCTTTGAATTGGATTGTTGCTCCTCCTTTTTTTACATTAGGCACCATTTGGTTAGCAAATGAGATGTTAGTTGGTGTTATACTAATTCCACCATATCCTTTATAATCATTAGCTGGCGTAAAAGGCAAACCTGTTATTTCAGCAGCTCCTGTATCGCTTCCTTTACTTGTTAAAACGCAAAATCCCCAAATATTTACTACGTTACCTATCTTTGTATAACTTCCAGTTACATAGCTTGCATTATAAGTAATCCCAGTAGTTCCTCCACCAAAAGCGACCCCAATAGTCCAAGTTCCCTCCTCATAATCATCTAATGTATTAGCGTCTGCTGAGGCGTTTTGAGAGGCTGGGAATTTTAGTTGACCGCTTGTTGTTTCTATTGTTGTAAACGTACCAGCTGCTGGTGTTGTGCCACCCACTATACCGTCAAATGTTCCTGCGTTTATGTCGGCGGTAGTAGCTACTAACGAACCTATCGTGCCTATTGAAGTCAGATTAGCACAAGTAGTTATATTAGGTTGGGTTGCTTGAGTGGTAGCGGTATCAGGGGCTAAACCTGTGATAGTGGCTACTGTGTCAGCTTGTCCTTTTAAAGCCCCTTTAAATTCTACTGCTGTTATATCGTATGAACTATTTCCAGCGTCCCAATCTGCTGTTAATGGTACTGTACCATCTGCAAGTAAATCTCC